TGCTGGCAATGCTGGTAACCCAGGTAATGCTGGTCAATCAGGCGGTGGTGGTGGGGGCGGACGCGCCAGTTGGCCGCAATTTAACATTAGTGGGTCTTTCGAAGACGGCAACCCCGGGGTGGGGCCAGCTGGCTCAGGCAACAACGTGACCGCCAACCCTGGTGAAGGCGGCCGCGGTGCGGTGACCGGCGAGCCGGGTGGTCCAGGTGTAGCTGGAAATGCCGGTAGTGCTGGTACTGGTGAACCTGCGGGCGGCGCTGGCCAACCAGGTCTTCCAGGTAACAGTGGTTCTGCAGGTAATAAAGGTGCTAATGGTAATGCAGGTTCTGCTGGTACAGGTGCACAAGCAGGTCTAGCTGGACAAGAAGGTTTAGCTGGCAATGCTGGTGCTGCTGGTAACAAAGGTGCTAATGGTAATACAGGTGCCAGTGGTACCGGTGCTCAACCAGGTCTTGCTGGCCAAGAAGGTTTAGCTGGCAATAGTGGTTCAACAGGTAATGCTGGTGCTTCAGGTAACAAAGGTGCTGACGGAACTGGTGCTCAGCCAGGTCTAGCTGGCCAAGAAGGTTTAGCTGGTAATGCTGGTGCAGCTGGTAATAAAGGTGCTAATGGTAATGCCGGGGCATCGGGTAATGCTGGTGCTAGCGGTAATCCGACTTCAATTAATATACCTACAACCAATCCATTCACAGGTGGTCAAGGTGGTGCTGCTGGCAATCCTGGACCAGGTGGCCAAGGTGGTGCTGGCGGTGCTGCTGGTAATGCAGGTGCTCAAGGTAACGATGGCCAACCAGGTAATAGTGGTAACGTAGGTATTGGTGGTGCTGGAGGCCAAGGTGGTGCTGGCGGTGCTGCTGGTAATGCAGGTGCTCAAGGTAACGATGGCCAACCAGGTAACGCCGGTAATGTAGGTATCGGTGGCGCTGGCGGCCAAGGTGGTGCTGGCGGTGCTGCAGGGAATGCTGGTGGTTCAGGTAACGATGGTGCTAGTGGGAATTCAGGTAACGTAGGTAATGGCGGTGCTGGTGGCCAAGGTGGTGCTGGCGGTGCTGCAGGGAACGCAGGTAACGCAGGTAATCCTGGTGCAGCAGGTAATCCTGGTAACCCAGGTAATGCTGGTAGTGGTGGTGTTGCTGGTAATGGTGGTGTTGAGGGCGGCAATGCCTCTGCTGGTGTGGTTAGTCTACCAAATCCGAACGCCGGCGATACCCCCGCGAGCGCTGGTACTGGTGGTGCTGAAGGTAATCCTAATTCCAATGCTGGTCAGCCAGGCAATGCCATCAGCGTAAGAAATCAAGCAGGTCTTCAAGCCACCGCTGGGGCTGGTGGTAATCCTAATGGTCAAGAAGGAGGGACAGGTGCTGTCACTCCTTCTACTGGTAGCAAGTCGAGTGTTGGCAAGTTTTCAAGATCATGGATACAAGGTTCAGCAGGTGCTGGCGGCGGTGGTGCTGGTGGTATTGCAACACCTGGAAATCCAGGTAACCCCGGTGCTGCTGGTAATGCTGGTGCTAGTGGCAATCCAGGCTCTAATGGTACTGGTGCACAAGCTGGCTTAGCTGGTCAACCAGGTCTTCCAGGTAACAGTGGTGCAGCTGGTAACAAGGGTGCTAATGGTAACAAAGGTGCTGACGGAACTGGTGCACAACCAGGTCTTGCTGGTCAAGAAGGTTTAGCTGGTAATGCTGGTGCTGCAGGTAATACTGGTGCTTCAGGCAACAAAGGTGCTGATGGAACTGGTGCTCAGCCAGGTCTAGCTGGCCAAGAAGGTTTAGCTGGTAATGCTGGTGCTGCTGGTAACCCTGGTACTTCAGGTAACAAAGGTGCTGACGGAACTGGTGCTCAAGCTGGTCTTGGTGGTCAACCAGGATTGAGCGGTGGTGCTGGTGGATCGGGTCAAGCAGCATCCCCAGGAACACAAAACCAAATATCTGTTACTCCTGGTCAACAATATGCTGTTACAATTGGTAGCGGTGCATCTACAGGACAATTGACAATCCAATGGGAAGCTCAGTAGAAGATGAAAATAAACAGTTGATTTTTCCTATAGATAAAGGGAGAATGGAAGCTGTTATGGAGGCATATGATTGTCTTCCCGAAAAGCTGAGAAAATTTGTACAACAATTAGATTTTTCTTTACATGATAACCATATTATGATGGGACCCCAAGAAGTTGCAAGAGTTAAGATATTTCTTCAACATGGGGGACAACCACATTTTGAAGAAGGAAATGGACAAAATTAATTATGAAATTCTTTGATAAATTTGTCAAAGGTGCTGGTGATGATACGATTGAATTCTTATGTCGTCCTGAATTATTAGGAATCATTCCAGAGCCGCAATCGAGTAGAAAAAACATTCCTGAATGGTTTAAACACTTACAACCTAAGATGAAGGATCCATCTAAAGATGGTCCTGGTCCAATGGGATCAAGTACTATCAAACGCTGTCCTCCATTTTTGGATGCAATGTCTATTGGATGGACAATTCCTCTCGTTGCAGATATTAGCATAACAACAAATGAGGATGCAAGTGGTTTAGATTACTCATGGAAGTTTCCTTATACGATGATTGAGAATCATATTGAACCACAAATTAAAGGTCATCCAGGCTTACCAAAACCTCCAATTAAGTTTATCAATCATTGGTTAATAAAGGTGCCACCAGGATGGTCAGTATTATTTGTACCACCTCTTAATAGACCAAACCCCCACTTTGAATGTCTTTCTGGTCTAGTTGATTGTGATGGGTATTTTGAATATGTGAATTTTCCAGCGATGTTTAATACACCTAATTGGGAAGGTATATTAGAAGCTGGTACACCACTAGTACAAGCCATCCCAATTAAGCGTGACATCTTTGATATTAAATCAAATACACGAGCGTTTGATAGACAAGATGAAGAAGAATATGGTAAAACAAGGTTAAAGGTTTCTGTCCATGAAAGTCATTACCGTGATAATGTGTGGACTAAAAAATGAGTTATTATCGATTTACACCTGCTTATGCATATAATCGTGGTGAATATCCCTTTGTTACTTGGGATAATGGATTTACCAATGAAGAAATAAATCAAATTGTACAGATAGGTGATAATTTACCTCAGAAGCCAGCAGAAGTAGGTGATGGCTCCAATAATCCAAATATAAGAAGGTCTAATACTTCATGGATCACTCAAGAACATTGTCCATGGTTATATGATAAATTATCATGGATCGTACAACAATTGAATGGTCAGTTTTATAATTATGATCTATGGGGATTTAGTGAAGATATGCAATATACAACATATACCTCTGAGGATCAAGGCTTTTATGACTACCATCAAGACTCTATGGGTTTTACAGTCAAGGATAATATAGACAGAAGATTACCAAGAAAATTCTCTATAAGTTTACAGTTGACTGACCCTTCAGAATATGAAGGTGGTGATTTATTAATAAGATCAGGCGCTGAGCCATCATATGCCCCCAAGCAAAAAGGACAGGTAGTAGCCTTCCCATCATTCATGTTACATAAGGTAACACCTGTAACATCTGGGGTCCGTAAATCATTAGTAGTATGGGTTACGGGTCCTGCTTTCAAATAACTTATAAATACCCTTAGAAACTATAAGGGTAAACAGATGGCTACTCCAACAACACGCGCTGAATTTAGAGAATTTTGTCTCCGAAAGCTCGGAAAACCTGTAATTGAAATTAATGTTGACGATCAACAGGTTGATGATCGGATTGATGAAGCTCTACGTTATTTTAGAGACTATCACTTTGATGGTACAGAAAAAGATTATCTAAAACACGTCCTTACGTCTGATGACATTACTAATCGTTATGTTACAGTGGATGAGGGTATTATTGGTGTCACACGTGCATTTGATATTGGCGATGCATTACAGACAAATAATCTTTTTAACATTAGATATCAAATCCATTTAAATGACTTATACAACTTTACATCGGTTAATTATGCACCATATGTAATGACGTTGCAACATATTCAACATTTAGAAGAATTCTTTGTTGGTAAACAACCAATTCGTTTCAATAGACATACAGATAGAGTATATTTGGATATGGATTGGGATGTTGTTAAGGCCGGTGATTATATTATATTTGAAGTATACAGATATGTTAATCCAGCTACATATGCTGATGTATGGGCAGATCCTTGGCTTCAAAAATATACCACTGCTTTAATTAAAAAACAGTGGGGGAGCAACCTAACTAAATTTACTGGTTTAACATTGCCAGGTGGTGTACAGTTTAACGGTGATAAGATTTATGATGAAGCTGCTACAGAAGTTGAGAAGATGGAACAAGAAATGATATCCGGATACTCGCTCCCTGTTTCTGATATGACTGGCTAGTCTATTAGCCTCAAAGGGCACAGCCCTATTATCTACATTATTTTGGAAAAGACAACAGTTAAATGAATAAAAACCCACTAATTACAGTATATAATATCAAAGGATTATTCCAAGTTATATTGCCGTTATTAGTATTGTGCTACTTTATAACTGATGGTATTAATCTTACATATCTAGTAGGCAGTTTAATTATTGGTATGCTTGGCTGGATAGTTGGATCAGCAGTTGTCCATAGAATATTTTCTCATAGAGTAATTGATATCAAATCACCTATTGCGCAATTTGTTTTAGGGTATATTTCTTCTGTAACAATAATTACGCCTCCAATATCATGGGCTGGTAATCACCATCTCCATCATAAGTTTTCAGATACACAGTTGGATCCACATAGTCCTGTACAAATTGGTTTTTGGAAATCGCTTTTGTTTTTCAACCATCAAGACTTTAGTGATATTGTATCTAAATTATCAATTAGAGATACCAAACAACTGCTTGTATCAATTAAACACCTAACCAAAAGCAAGCCCCTAATGTTTCTAGAAAAACATTTTACTAAAGTTTTAGCTTTTCATATGCTAATAATGGCCTCTTTGGGTGTTGAATATTTTATATATTTGTTTTGTATTCCTGTTTTTGTATCTCATCTTGCAGAAGTGTTTGTAGTTGCAAATCATGGAGGATTTCTAGGTGGATCACCATCTGATAAGAATCACAAAGCATATAACAGATTCTGGTTGTGGCCTTTAGCTGGACTAGAATATAATCATGCAGATCATCACGATAATCCGAGAAATGATGATCTGTTTAATACAATTATTAGAAAAGTGAGTATATAATGGATCAAGATTTGACTAAGGCATATATTGATAGACTAAAACAAAATCTACACAATATTACCGACCAATTTATTATTTTAGAAGCCCGCTATGAAATTATAAATAAGTTATTAGAAGAAGCAAATGCTAAAAATAAAAGTTTAGAAGGACAATTGGTAGATACCAAAACTTCTAAAAGCAAATAATACTGTATATACAGTTTGAAGGTCACAAATGGCGACAGATATTTTTATTAAGCGTAGTTCGGTTAAAGGTAAAAAACCAACTACTAGCAATCTTGGAACAGCTGAATTAGCACTGAATATTAGAGACGCAAAGCTATTTGCCGCTAATTCTTCAACTGTATTTGAAATTGGTTCAAATGTAACATCATCGTCTATTGGTACATTGACTCTTGGTAATGGCTCACCATACATCCTTCCAACCTCTGATGGACCAGCTAACTTTTATTTAAAGACTGATGGCGCTGGGACAGTATCATTTTCTGAAGTTATTGTTAATGTTGCAAACAATGGCGTACGTAGATATTTATTCACACCTACTGCTAATCAAACTTCTTTCCAAGTATCTAATGCTAATTCTGGTGCTCGTAGTGCATATGCCAATACTAATGCAGAAATTTATTTAAATGGTGTTAAACTAGTATTTCCAAACGACTTTACATTACCAAATACATCACATATTATCTTATCTGCTAACTCAATTGCTGGTGATACTGTTGAATTAGTTTCATACGAAGGTCCTCAAGGTGCTGTTGGTGATACAGGACCCACAGGCCCCACAGGTCCTACTGGACCAACGGGTCCAACAGGGCCAACCGGTGCTGATAGTACAGTTGCTGGTCCAACGGGTCCTACAGGACCAACTGGTCCAACGGGTGATCCAGGACCAACGGGTCCTACTGGTCCTACAGGTTCAACGGGTCCAACGGGCCCTACTGGTATATCTAATACTGACACGTTTTCTACAGTTGTTCTTCAAGGTAATGGATCACTAACATTTAGTCATAGTGCTCCCGGTATCCCCGACTCTGTTACAGGGTCTGTAATTGGTCCTACTGGCCCCACAGGTCCTACTGGACCAACGGGTTCAACTGGTCCAACGGGTGATCCAGGTGCAACGGGTCCTACAGGACCAACTGGTCCTACGGGTGATCCAGGACCAACGGGTCCTACTGGACCAACTGGTGCTGATAGTACGGTTGCTGGACCTACAGGCCCCACTGGTCCAACGGGTGATCCAGGTCCAACGGGATCAACGGGACCAACTGGTCCTACTGGTCCAACTGGTATATCTAATACTGACACGTTTTCTACTGTTGTTCTTGAAGCAAATGGTTCTTTGACATTTAATCACACTGCTCCTGGTATTCCTAATTCCGTCACAGGCTCAGTAGTAGGTCCAACTGGACCTACCGGCCCGACTGGTCCAACGGGTGATCCAGGTACAACAGGACCAACTGGTCCTACGGGTGATCCAGGTACAACAGGACCAACTGGTCCTACGGGTCCAACGGGTGATCCAGGTGCAACGGGTCCTACTGGTCCTACGGGTTCAACGGGTCCAACTGGTATATCAAACACTGATACATTTTCTACAGTTGTTCTTCAAGGTAATGGATCGCTAACATTTAGTCATAGTGCTCCTGGTATTCCTGACTCTGTCACAGGCTCAGTAATTGGTCCTACTGGACCAACGGGTCCTACTGGTGCAACGGGACCAACTGGTCCTACAGGTGATCCAGGTACAACGGGACCAACTGGTCCTACGGGTCCTACGGGTGACCCAGGTGCAACGGGTCCTACAGGACCAACTGGTCCTACAGGTCCTAATGGTGGCACAGATATTGTGCTCGATACGACACCACAACTTGGTGGTGATTTAGACACTAATGGCAGTGATATTACCTTCGGCGACAACGATAAAGCCATCTTCGGTGCTGGCTCTGACTTGCAGATTTTTCATGATGGTAGCCACAGCAACATTAAAGACGCTGGAACTGGAAACCTTCGCCTTCAGGGTGACAATCTTGTTCTGCAAAATTCAGATGCAACTAAGAATTATTCGGTTGCTGTCAACGGTGGCGCAATAGACTTACGCCACAATAACTCGGTCAAGCTCGCTACCACTTCCACAGGCATTGACGTAACTGGCACAATGTCAGCCGATACAATTACAGGTAAACTCAGTAAATATGACGAAGCAGCACGTTCAGATAGTATTGGAACGGCAACTTATACTATCAATTGTAACAACGAAAACATTATTACTCTGACAATGACGGGTAACCCAACTATTGCGTTTAGTAATATTCCTAGTTCTGGTACAGCATGGTCTTGTTCGTTGATTCTTGTTCATTCTGGTGGTGCTAGAACTGTTACATGGCCAGCATCAGTAAAATGGCAAGGTGGATCAGCTCCAACACTTTCTGGATCTGGTGATACAGACATTATAACACTTTTCACTGTTGATGGTGGTACAAATTGGTACGGATCAACAGCTGGATTAGATTTTTCATAGGTAGTTAAATGGCACGCAGTAGAGCATTCGATTTTGCACAACAGTTGAGGGATTTGTTTACAAGGACAACCTCACAACAACTTACTTCAACTGCAAACACACTAGCAATTCAAGCACTGTCTGATGCTGCTGCTGCTAATACAAGAGCAGAAGGTGCTAGAACTCTTGCTGTAGCTGCAAATAATAGTCTTAATAGCTACAAAGCAAATGTCAATCCAAGAATCATATCAGTAGTTAGTACAGCTGGTACTGCAAATACAAAAGCTGTACAAGCGTTGTCTGATGCTGCTGCTGCTAATACAAGAGCAGAAGGTGCTAGAACGCTCGCTGTTAGTGCTAACTCAAATTTAAACACATATAAAGCAAATACTAATCCAAGATTTGGATATTATCTTCAAGTAGCTAATGTTTCTAGTTATGGTTTTGCTACTACAACATATGTAGATAATGAAATTGCTGGTCTTGTTGATTCTTCTCCGGGTACACTCGATACACTTAACGAATTAGCTGCTGCTCTTGGTGATGATGCAAACTTTGCAACTACTGTATCAACAAATTTAGGTCAAAAACTTGGTGCAACTGCTTCTGTAACATTGACAGGTGATGTGACTGGTACTGCTTCGTTTAGCTCTAATGCAGTAAGTATTGCAACGACAGTTGCTGATGATAGTCACAACCATGTCATATCAAATGTTGATGGATTGCAAACAGCATTGGATGCAAAATTACCTTCAAGTGGAGGAACTTTGGATGCATATAAGGAGACATCGGTATCTGCTACAGTTGGAACAACAACTTATACTGTAAACTGTAATACAACTAACACATTTAAGTTGACAATGACAGGTAACCCAACTATTGCGTTTAGTAATGTTCCTACATCTGGTACAGTATTCTCATTAACTTTAGTTTTAGTGCATTCTGGTGGTGCTAGAACAGTTACGTTCCCCGCTTCAGTCAAATGGCAAGGTGGAACAGCGCCAACTTTATCCGCTTCTGGTGATACAGATATCATTACATTATTTACAATGGATGGTGGAACAAATTGGTATGCCTCTACAGCTGGATTGGATTTCTCATAGTTTAATTCTTATAAATAAACAAGAAACTACATGAGAACAACATGGCAGCTAAAGCAAATATAATTATAGATCAGGGTACAACATTCAGTACAACAGTAACCGTTGCGGCTGCTAATGGGAGTCCATTGAATCTTGCTGGTTATACTACATCAGCACAGTTGCGTAAACACTATGCTTCTGCAAATTCAACATCATTTACGGCTACTGTAGCATCAAATTCTCAAACTGGTGTGATTAATCTAGAAATGCCAGCTAGTACAACACAAACCCTTACTGCAGGTAGATATGTTTATGATCTAGAGATCTATTCTCCAAGTAATACAGCTGTAACACGTGTTGTAGAAGGAATTGTAACCGTAACACCTGGTGTTACGAGAGGTAATTCGGAGACTGTTTAATGGCTATTAAAGTAACACTAGGAACGGGACAATCTATTACTAGAAGTTCGGCAGTTTCTGTTAAGTCACAAGTCACTCAATCAACTGCTACATCTTTTTCACAATTACAAGATATTGATATCACTGGTGCTGCTAATAACAGTGTATTGGTGTTTAATAATCAGACTAACAAATATGAAGTAAAGCCATTACCATCTGGTGCTGTTAGTGAAGCTACTATTGAAGAAGTTTTGTCCCAAGGTAATGTTAACATGGATGGTGGTTCGTTTTAGAGATTTCTAAAAATAACCCTTTTTATAAATATAACATGATAGTTGTGTAATGAATACGCAAAAAAAAGGATAAAAAATGTCTACAATTATTCAGATCAAACGATCGCAAACAACGGACGTCCCTTCGGGTCTAGCCAATGGTGAGTTTGCGTATTCATTTAGCAATGATAAACTTTTTATTGGTCAAACAGATAGTGCAACATCTGCTGTAACTAATGATGTTGTTGGTGGTGCTTATTTCACCAATATGTTAAACCATGCACATGGTACTTTAACAGGTAACAGTGCAATTGTTGTTGATACAAACAGCCATGTCAATAATATTATTACAGGTGGCTTGAAATTAACAACATCTGGTGGTACTGCTAATGCAATGACCACTGTACAAAACGATTCAACAATGGGCAGTGCAAGCGAAACAGCACTTGCCACATCAGGTTCGATCAAAGGTTATGTTGATTCACAAATTAGTGCAATGTCAAGTGATATTGATCTTGTTGGTGACAGTGGTACAGACACTTATACGACGGGTGGAACACTAACATTTACTGGTGGCACAGGTCTTGATACAGCCGTTACTAATGATACAGTAACATTCAACGTTACAGCTGGTGGTATTGATACTACACAGTTGGCTGATGCTGCTGTCACTGGGGCTAAAATTGCAGCTGGTACAATCGCTGCTAATGCAATTGCTTCCGATGCAATCACAACAGCTAAAATTGACGATGGCGCAGTAACGGCTGCTAAAATTGCTGCTGGTGGTCTTGGTGCTAATACACTTGCTACCAATGCTGTAACAACAGCAAAAATTGCCGATGGTAATGTTACTTTAGCCAAAATTGCTGCTGCAGCAATTGTAACCGAAGGCGAAGGTATCGGTTCAAACGACAATGATACAACACTTCCTACATCAGCTGCTGTTAAAGATTATGTAGATGCTGCAGTAACTGCAGAAGATCTTGATGTTGCTGGTGATTCAGGTACAGCTGCTGTTGATCTTGATTCACAATCATTCACAGTTGCTGGTGGGTATCTTGCTAGCACAGTTGCAAGCGGCCAAACATTAACAATTAATGTTGATGGTTCAGTTGTAACAAACACATATTTCTCAGGTGTTGTCGATAATTATCTCGAAGTAGCAAACACAGCTGCTCTCGTTAGCCCATACTTGGAAGTTGCAAACACAGCTGCTTTGGTTAGCCCATATCTGGAAGTTGCTAATGCATCGTTCTCAGCAACAGATGGATCAACATCAACAGATATTGCTGCAGGTGATACACTAACAATTCAAGGTACAACTAATGAAGTTGAAGTTGGTGAGTCTTCTGGTACATTTACAGTAGGTCTACCTGATAATGTAACTATCAATAACAGATTGAGTGTTACAAACATCGAAGCATCTGGTAACTTGACGGTTGGTGGCACATTAACATATCTGAATGTTAGTGATCTTGCAATCCAAGACCCACTAATCAAACTTGCAAACAATAATACATCTGATTCACTTGATATTGGTTTCTTCGGTAAATTTGATACGACCAAATCAGCTGGTTTGTTCAGAGATGCTACTGATGGTAAATTCAAAATGTTTACCGACCTTACCGTTGACCCAACAACTACGGTCAACACAGGTGGTGCAGGATATGCAGCTGCTACTTTGGTTCTTGGTTCCTTGGAGCTTGGTACTGATCTTGCAGTAGCACATGGTGGTACTGGTGCGAGCACATTTACCTCTAAAGGTATCGTTTATGGTAATGGTACTGGTGCTCTTCAAGTAACCGCAGCAGGCACTGAAGGTAAAATTCTTCAGGCAGGTTCTGGTGGAACACCTGAATTTGGTGACATTGACGGTGGTACGTTCTAATATTAGCGTACTTTTTAGATTAAAGAGGGCGGTTTTCACCGCCCTCTTTTTTTGTTACATAAATAATAGAATGAATAACTCACCAAAGAGTAGTTAAATGGCAACGAATTTCTATTTTAATAATTTTGAAGCTTCGGCCGAACAGACTTTAATTGAAGATCTAGTTATAGAATCAATTAAGATGTATGGTCATGATGTGGTGTATCTGCCAAGAACAATTATCAACAGAGACTATGTATTCAACGAAGATAGTGTATCAAAGTTTGTTGATCAGTACTCTATAGAGATGTATATTAGGGATGTAGATGGTTTTCAAGGTGAAGGCGATTTCTTATCTAAGTTTGGTGTTGAAGTAAGAGATCAAATAACATTCACTGTTGCAAATAGACGGTTTGAAGAAGATATTGCTTCCGTAGAAGATATTACAAGACCACGTGAAGGAGACATAATTTACTTCCCATTGACACAAAGTCACTATGAGATTAAATTTGTTGAACATGAAGCTGTATTTTATCAGCTTGGTGAATTACAAATGTATGACTTGCGTTGTGAGTTGTATGAATATAGTGGTGAAGAATTTAGTACAGGCTCCGATCTTCTTGATGCAATTGAAGATAATACTAAAATCAACCTTCTTGATTATTCTCTTCTTACACAAGATGGTCTGTTGTTGTCAAACGAAACAGGTGGACCAATTATACGTGAAGTATTTAACATAAATACTATAACGCAAGCTAATAACAATATCTATCAGACAGAGTCTTCTAGTATAATTGACTTTAGTGAATTGGATCCATTTAGTGAAGGTGCTTATTAATGTTTGGACAAACATTCTATCACGAGTTACTTAGAAAATATATTATTATGTTTGGTAATCTGTTTAATGATATTCAGGTTAACAGATATGACTCTTCAAATAACTTAGTAACAAATCTTCGTGTTCCTGTCAATTATGGTCCTCGAGAAAAAGCTCTTTCAAGATTGGATCAAAACCCTGACTTGATTCCAGAATATGCAATGATTTTACCTAGAATGTCATTTGAGATGACATCTATGAATTATGCACCTACAAGAAAACTGAATACGATTGATAGAAAAGTATATCAGACTGGATCTGACACATCACGGTTAAAGTTTCAATATAACCCTGTCCCTTATGATATCAATATGGCTTTGTCTATTATGGTAAAGAATGCAGACGATGGAGCACAGATCCTTGAGCAGATTCTTCCATATTTCACGCCGGAATGGACAACGACTATGAATGTTATTCCAGAAATGAATGTAAAGCAAGACATTCCTGTTGTCTTACAAGGTGTTTCAACGGAAGATACATATGAAGGTTCTTTCGAACAAAGAAGAGCATTAATACATACAATTGACTTTATTATTAAGGGTTACTTTTATGGCCCAGTTAGAACGAGTGAAGTTATTAAGTCAGCACAGGTTGATATCGCAGCTGTTACAGCCAACACACAGTTTCAGATTGATTTACAATCAGGTAGAACATTATTAGATACACAAAATATAACAGATGCAGATGTTGATCGAACAGGTAGAAATTCAAGAATTGAGATAGTACCAACCGTTGAAGGTGAAGACTTAGCTAATATAGATGCTGCAGATAACTTTGGCTTTGGTGTAACGAAAAACTTTTATATAGATGGTAAGAAGTATAACCCAGTGACAGATAGTGATGAATAATATTGATGATAAAATTGGAAAAGCATTAGACGTTGAAATAGAGCCTAAAGCTGAACTTACAACAGTTACTAACACTGATGTATCCCCTTATAAAGATGATATTACAGACGATACCTTTGAGCGTGATTTTGAATACACACGTGAGAACATTATGCGTGTGATTGAAACAGGTCAACATTCCCTCGAGGAGTTATTTGAGCTTGCCCGACAATCACAAAATGCCCGAGCATTTGAAGTTCTTAGTGGTTTAATTAAAAACATATCTGATGCAAATAAGGATCTAATGGAACTTCATAGGAAACGGAAAGAAATTGATCCTAATAAAGAGGATAGCCCTCATACGGTCAATCAAAACTTGTTTGTTGGAAGTACTGCTGATCTAATGAAAATGATAAAAGATGTCGGAAAAACAGAGCAGGACTAATTACCTAGGCAATCCAAATCTAAAACGTGCAAATGTTAATTTGGAGTGGACCCCAGAAGAAATTAAAGAGTTTCTCAAATGTAAGGATGATCCTCTTTATTTTATCAAGACATATGTAAAGATTGTTAATGTCGATGAAGGGCTTGTGCCGTTTGAGTTGTATGACTTCCAGGAAAGTATCGTTGGATCTGTTGTAGATAACCGTTTTACTATTTGTAAAATGCCTAGACAATCAGGAAAAACAACAACTGTTGCTGCTGCTATTTTGTGGCATGTATTATTCAATGAAAACTACAATGTTGCTATTCTAGCGCATAAACAGTCACAATCTAAGGAGATCCTGTCTAGGATCCAATTAGCATACGAACACCTTCCTAGATGGCTTCAAATGGGTGTCTCGGAGTGGAATAAAGGTAATATAGAGTTAGAGAATGGCTCAAAGATACTTGCTTCAGCTACATCATCAAGTGCTGTCCGAGGGGGATCTTTCAATCTAATTTATCTTGATGAATTTGCATTTGTGCCCAGCAATCTTCAAGAGACGTTCTTTGCATCTGTGTTTCCAACAATTTCTTCTGGTCAAACATCTAAGGTTTTAATTACATCCACACCTAATGGTATGAACTTGTTCTACAAACTGTGGGTCGATGCTGAAGAGCAACGGAACCAATATAAGACTATTGATGTTCATTGGTCTGATGTTCCTGGTCGTGATGAGCAATGGCGTATTGATATGATATCAAATACGTCTGAAGACCAATTTAGGGTTGAATTTGAGTGTGAGTTTGTTGGATCAACAAATACTTTAATATCACCTACTAAACTTAGATCTCTAGCTCACAGACAGCCAGTACATATACAAGATAGTTTGAGGATGTATGAAACACCTATTCAAGGACATAGTTATACAATAGTTGTGGATACATCTAGAGGCGTTGGTATTGATGCTAGCGCATTCCAAGTCATCGATACTACACAATATCCTTATAAGCAGGTTTGTGTATACCACAATAATAATATTTCACCATTAGCATATCCTAATGTTGTATTTAATGTTGCAAAGAACTTCAATGATGCTTATGTATTGGTAGAAAATAATGATATTGGAGGACAAGTTGCTGATATCCTTGCTGAAGATCTAGAATATAGCAATATATTTTGGACGAGTAGCATGGGTCGGGCAGGTCAAGTTTTGAGCTCAGGATTTGGCGATAAAAAGAATACAAAAGGCGTTAGAACAACATCTAATGTTAAAAGAATAGGCTGTTCTAATCTAAAAGACTTAATCGAAACAGATAAGTTAATTTTACAAGATTTGGATACTATTATTGAGCTAAGTAGGTTTGTTAGGGTAAATGACTCATTTCAAGCAGAGGAAGGTGCACATGACGATATGGTTATGTGCCTTGTATTACTTGGATGGATGGTTAATCAGGACTATTTTAAAGAGATAACAGACTCAGATTTTAGACATCATATTGAGAAAATGAATGAGCAACAACTAGAGGATCAGATGTTACCTCTAGGGTTTACCGTCAACGGTATTGATGATCCGGATGATGAATGGGGCACATTGCTATAAATATGAAAGTTTATAAATAGACTTGAAAATATACACCAACTAATTTATTTTTATTAAGGAGAATAAAAATGGCATTTCAAGTAAGCCCAGGTGTGAATGTCAGTGAGATTGATCTTACTTCCGTTGTACCAGCCGTGTCTACAACCGAAGCAGCCATCTCAGGACCATTTAAATGGGGACCTGTCGATCAACGCGTATTGGTTAGTTCAGAAGATGATCTAGTACAAAGATTTGGCAAGCCATCTAGCACCAATTTCGAAACCTTTTATACAGCCGCAAACTTTCTTTCATATGGCAACAAGCTATATGTAGTTCGTGCTGCACGTACAGCTAACACTGATACAGTGACATATAACACAAACGTAGCAATTACACTTACTGCTAATAGTTCTTCAAATGGTAGTGTTGCTTTGACCACTGACACAGCAGGTGTTGGTTATTTGACTGCACCAACTGTTACAGTTTCAGATCCAGATACTGGATCAAACACAGCTACTATCACTGCTTCGGTATCAGGAGTAAATGGTGCCTTGACACTCACGCTAACAAGCGCTGGCTCAGGGTATGATACAAACCCAACAGTTACATTCAGTAAGGGTGCTGATGGATATAATATATATGGCACTCAAAAAGCACAGAATGCATGTTATCCTGCAAATACTAAGGGTATTCTGATTAAAAATGAAGATGATTATGACAATCAATATCCAAATGGTAAGTCTGGTACGCAGTGGGTTGCAAGATTCCCTGGTGATCTGGGCAATTCGCTCGCTGTATCAACGTGTGATAGTGCGAATGCATTCTCACTGGCTTTGACGGGTACAATTGCTGTAGCAAACGGTGGTACCACTGTAACAGGTACAACAACTGCATTTAATACAGAGGTTGCTCGTGGTGATCAGATCTTTAACGGAACACAGTTAATTGGTATAGCGGGTGTAATAACAAACGCTACATCAATCACTCTTGCATCTGCTTATAAAGGTCAAACATTAACAGGAGCTTCAGTAACACGTAAGTGGTTGTTTGCAAGTTCAGTATCTGGTGCTCCAGGTACATCAGCCCAAGCAGCTGCTTTGGGTGCTTCTACGGATCAGATGCATGTAGTTGTGTATGATGAAGATGGTGCTTGGACAGGTACAAGAGGAACAGTGTTAGAGGTGTTTGATAAAGTATCAAAAGCATCCGATGCTGTTAATCCAGAGGGTACAAACAACTATTACAAAAACGTAATTAACAACAGATCACAATATATCTGGTGGTTGGATCACGAAGCTGGATCAAATAAAGGTACAGTTCTTGCTAACGGTAAAGTATATGGTGGCAATCAAACTGCTATATACCGTCAATTATCAACAGGTTCTGATGGTGGTCCAACAGCAACAACAGTAACAGAATCCAATATCATTGGTCTAAATGATTTAACAACAGCCAATCGTGGTTATAAGTTGTTTAGTTCAGCCGAAGATGTTGATGTTTCTTTGATTCTTCAGGGTAAAGCTCGCGGTGGTACAAACGGTGAAGGCCTTGCCAACGATATTATTGATAATATCGCTGATGTTCGTAAAGATTGTGTTGTATTTGTTTCGCCAGATCAAGCAGATGTTGTTAACAATGCTGGATCCGAAAGAGATGATGTAATTGCATTCAGAAATTCACTAACAAGCACATCTTATGCTGTTCTTGATAGTGGTTACAAATATCAGTATGACAAGTACAATGATGTTTATCGCTACATTCCTTTGAATGGTGATATTGCTGGTACATGTGTAAGAACAGATCTTGAAAGAGATGCATGGTTCTCACCTGCTGGCTTCTCACGTGGTGGTATCAAAAACATCGTTAAACTTGCTTACAACCCTAATAAAGCAGACAGAGATCAACTATATCAAGCTGATGTCAACCCAGTAAACACATTCCCAGGTCAGGGTACGTTGTTGTTTGGGGACAAGACATTGCTTGGTCAGCCAAGTGCATTTGATAGAATCAATGTTCGTAGGTTGTTTATTGTTCTTGAAAAGGCAATTAGTACTGCTGCTAAGTTCTCATTGTTTGAATTCAATGACGAATTCACTAGAGCACAGTTTAAAAACTTGGTAGAACCATTCTTGAGAGACGTACAGGGCCGTCGCGGCATTTATGACTTTAAAGTTGTATGCGATGGAACAAACAATACCGGAGAGGTTATTGATCGTAACGAATTTATTGGCGACATTTATGTCAAGCCGGCTCGTTCAATCAATTACATTCAGCTAAATTTTGTAGCTGTAAGAACCGGTGTTGAGTTTTCTGAAGTTGTTGGACAGTTCTAATAAATAGGAATACAAGGAGAATTCCAAAATGGCATTTAATGTAAATGAAATCAAAGCTCAGTTAGCTTTTGGTGGTGCCCGTCCATCACTCTTTCAAGTCCAGATTAACAATCCGGCAGACGGTGCAGGGGACTTAAAAACACCATTTATGGTTAAGGTCTCAACAATTCCAGAATCAACAATGGGTTTTGTTGAGATTCCATATTTCGGTCGTAAGGTTAGAGTTGCAGGTGACAGAACTTTTGCACCATGGTCAGTTACAGTTATGAATGATGAAGACTTCCTCATCCGTAACTCGATGGAAGCCTGGCACAACAGTATCAACTCTCTTCAAGGTAACCTGAGAACAACTGGCTCATCAGCTCCTAATGCGTATAAATCAGATGCATTAGTATCACAGTTCTCTAAGACAGGTGATCTAATTAGACAATACCGTTTTGTTGGTATTTTCCCAACAGTAATCGCTCCTATTCCACTTTCATGGGAAGCTGTTGACATCATAGAGGAGTTTGATGTAGAATTCCAATATGACTATTGGGAAGTTGTTGCTGGTACTACAGGTAATGCTGGCGGCATCTAAGCCTTTGGTGATCGTCTCATAATGGGACGATAAATAGTATATAATGTAAAAGGAGCCGTATATGGCACAATTCTTTGGCTTTGAAATCAAGCGTTTAGGACAAGAAAATCAGGATACGCCATCTATTGTCGTTCCGGAAAGCGATGATGGCGCC